TTCGAGTCAAATTCAGCTCGATCTTTCATATCTCCTCTGACCTAGAGCGACAAGCGGCACAGCTGGGCTTTACTAACCCAGCAAACGTCATTTGGGAACTAGTGCCATTCAGTTTCGTCGCCGATTGGTTTTTACCAATTGGTGACTTCTTAACTGCTTTGACGTCCCTAAATGGCTTAACCATCAAAGAAAGCTACAAAACGGTGTTTATAAACATCGAAGAGTCGCTTTTCGAAGATGTGGGCGGTTTTGCACTACAAAACGCCTATTCGGCGAGCGTGAATCCTAGCTATCCCGCGTATCATTTACGCGGCAGCGATCCGATTCAAGACGACGGATACTTGTTCTTCAGACGTGGCTTTAATTTCCAGGCGTGCAGTACAACGTTCTGTAAGAGGGTTGTTCTCCCCTTACCGGATGTTCCGACGCCTCGATTTAAAAGTCCCATTTCTGGAGTGCATCTGGCCGAAGCCATCGCTCTTTTTTCACAACTTCGTGAAAGGTAACAAATCACTATGCCTGCTATTGCACCCATAGTAATCTCCGACGCTTCTAGCGATTTTTCAGGCCTTTCGGCCGGTACATCGACTCAGAAGACGTTCGTCCCCTCCAACGCACTTGCCGACGTTGTTTCGTGGTATTGCGCGGGCGAAGACAGTTCTGTCGACGCTCGCGAGAAAATCACGATCTCCGTTCGGCAACCTGCGAAGGGAAGTCAAGTTGCAAGGGTGACGGCTAAAGTCGTCGTTCCTGTGATGGATTCCAGCAGTCCCAAAGTCAAAGTCGGCGAAGGGATTGCTACGCTCGAGTTCGTTATCCCGAAACGGATGACGGGCGAAGAGCGGAATCGTTTGAGGGCGTACGCTACTTATCTCCTTGTTGGCTCCGGCATTCGTTCGACTGCCGATGCCCATGGAGATCAGAACGACTTCCTCTACGAGGGAATCACATCCCTTAACGCTCCGTATTAGTAGAGCGCTTTAGGGCCACCCGTCCTGTCGTAAGACTTGGTCGGGCATCATGAGGCGTAACTTGCCTCTTTCCGAAAGCTTTAGCTTTTAGAAAAGGATATACTTTGAAGATACCCTTGTTGACTTGTAAAGTCATTGAGCTTTACCTCTCAGC